TCGGCAGGCCGATCGCATCGCCCTACATCCCGATGGTCGCCTACACAGAGGAGCAGGCCTCCGACCTGGCCTACGGCGTGCTCAAGGCAATCCTCGAGGAAAGCCCGATCGCCTCGTGGTTCGACATCGGCATAGACCGCATCCTGCGCGCCTCGGGCAGCGGCAAGGCGGTCGCGCTGGCCGGCGCACCGAGCGCGCGGGACGGCGCCCTGACCACGTTCCAGCACTTCGACGAGACTCACCGTATGAACACGGACCGGCACCGCCGGGCTCATCAGACGATGCTCGCCAACCTGACCAAGCGCCTGCTAGCGGACCCCTGGGAGCTGGAGACCACGACAGCCTTCTCCCCGGGCGAGAACAGCGTCGCCGAAGAGACGCGCGCCTACGCCCAGGCGGTCGCGGAGGGCAAGCGCAGCGACAGCCGGCTGTTCTACTTCCACCGCCAGGCGGCGGATACGTACGACTGGACCGACCCGGAGCAGAGGCGGCAGGCGCTCGTCGAGGCCGCGGGGCCGACCGCGCCATGGAAGGACATCGAGGGGATATCGGCGCTGTGGGAGGACCCGAAGGCCGACTTCGACTACCTGGAGCGCGTCTACGGCAACCGCCCGACAGCCTCGGCTTCGCAGGCCTTCAACGTCGGCCGCTGGCGGGAGCTCAGGCGACCGGACTACGTCGTCCCGGACGGCGTCCAGATCGTCGCCGGCTTCGACGGGGCGATCTGGCACGACGGCACGGCGTTGGTCTGCCAGGAGATCTCGAGCGGCCACCAGTGGCTCGCGGGCCTGTGGGAGCCGCCGGCGACGGCCTCCGAGGGCTGGTCGGTGCCCGTCGACGAGGTCGAGGCGGTGCTCGCTGAGGTGTTCCGCCGCTGGAAGGTCTGGCGCCTGTACGCGGACCCGGCATACTGGGAGACCTACGTCGCCGAGTGGGCCGGTAAGTACGGCGAAAAGGTGGTCGCGCAATACCGCACCAACCGCTATTTCCAGATGGCCTCGGACGTGCGGGCCTTTGCCAACGACATCGCCGGCGGGGAGATATCGCATGACGGCGACGAGCGGCTGGAGCGGCACATCGGCAACGCCCGCAAGCTGATGCTTAACTTCCGCGACGACCAGGGTGAGAGGATGTGGGTGATCCACAAGGAGCGGTCCGACTCGCCGAACAAGATCGACGCGGCTATGGCGGCGGTGCTGGCGAACACGGCGCGGCGGCATGCCCTGGCGGCGGGGGCGCTAAACACGGTCGAGAGTGTGTATAACAGGCGCCCGCTGATCGTGTTCGGGGAGTAGGAGGGGCGCTTGAAGAGGCTCGCGAAGGCAGGCAAGCGCATACGCATTACAGCAGCCTCTATAATTGCCTGGAGTGGCCTCGGCCTGAGGTCCACGACTGCCATAACCGGCCTGGGACTCGTGGCCTGGGGGCTCGGCATGATCTACCTACCGGCTGCGCCCATTGTTACCGGCACACTGCTGCTGCTGGTCGCGTTTGCTCCCTGGCTGAGGGGATCGGCGCGTGGGCGCTGACCTGCTGACGCGCCTGATGGGGCCAATCGCCGAGCAGGCGCGTCCCCATCCGGCAGACGACTTCTGGTATAGCCCGGTCGGGGCGCTGGCCGCTGCTGGCATCCGCGTGACGCCTGAGACGGCGATGAAGGTGTCGGCGTTCCAGGCGTGCATCGACATTCGCGCTTCGACCGTGGCGCAGACGCCCCTCATCGTCTATCGGAAGTTGTCGGGGACGGACCGCGAGCGGGCGATCAATCATCCCCTTTACGACCTGCTGCACGACTCGCCCAACGAATGGCAGACGGCGGCCGAGTTCAAGAAGGTCATGCAGGTTCAGACCGACATGCGCGGCAACGGCTTCGCGCAGATCGTCCCCGGGGAGCGGGGCTTTGTCGATCAGTTGGTGCCGATTCACCCCGACCGCATCAAGCCGCTACGACTGCCGAGTGGCGTCCTTGTGTACGACGTCAAGGACGAGCAGGCGGGGACGACGACGCGGCTGATGGCGGACGAGGTATTCCACCTTCGTGGCCTGAGCATGGACGGCGTCATGGGTGTCTCAAACCTGGAGACCGGGCGGGATTCAATCGGGCTGGCGCTGGCGGCGGAGGAATACAGCTCGCGTTCGTATAGCCAGGGGGTGAAGCTGGCCGGCATCCTATCGACGCCGGGGGTGCTCGACGAGGAGAAGGCGCGCGATCTGGCGAAGAGGTTCAACGAGGCGTACGGCGGACAGAGCGGCGCCTTCAAGGTGGCCGTGCTCGAACAGGACCTGAAATGGCAGGCGATTGCCATGACGAACAAAGACGCCGAACTGATCGCCTCGCGGGAATATCAGGTCGAGGACATCGCGCGGCGGTTCAAGATGCCCCTCGTCATGCTCCAGAGTCAGCAGAAGACAACGACTTGGGGGACGGGCGTCGAGCAGATCATGCTGGGGTTCGTGACGTTCACAATGATGGAGATCTTTGTGAACTGGGAGCAACGAGTCAAGAAGGACTTGATCTTGGCGCCCCAGCAATTTTACGCGGAATTCCTGGTCGATAGCCTGCTCCGCGCGGATGCGAAGACGCGGGCGGAAATCGTTGCCATCCTGATGGGCTGGGGTGTTCTCAGCCTGGACGAGGCACGGGCGCTGTACAACCTGAACGCGCTGCAGGGCGGACTCGGCGAGGCCCACTTGCGGCCGACTACGCACGCGCCGCTCGGCCAGGATTCGCAGGCGGCCGCGCCTTCGCCGCCTACAGAGGCGCTCGTGGTGGACCCTCGTTACCGGGCGTTGTGCACGTTGGAGGCGCGGCGGATCGTGAAGCGGGAGCAGAAGGCGATTGAGCACGCGGCGCGGAAGTACGCTGAGGACCCGGAGGGTTGGCGTACCTGGGTGGGGGAGTTCTACGGCGAGCTGGCGGAGTATATGACCGACGTCCTCGAGGTGGAGCCATCAGAAGCGCGCCGGTATGCGACATGCAACCGCGACGAGCTGCTATTCGGCAGCGCCCGGGTGGCGGAGGCATGGGAGGAGACAAAGGTGCCGGCATTGCGGGAGCTGCTGATGGGAGGTGCGTGATGTACTACGAGCATGTGATCCGGGCCGTGGCCAACCAACCGTGGATGATCCAGCGCGAGAAGGCGGATCAGATGATCGCGCTACTGTCGCTGCGAGCGGCGGGCGAGCGGGTCGCGCCGGAAATCGTGTCGGAGCTGCGCGAGGCGGCCGAGAGTAGGCGGGTTACGGCGTCCGGAGGCGCCGTTGCAGTGATCCCTATTGTGGGAGTAATCAGCCAGCGGGCGCCGCTGATTGATGCGATGAGCGGCCCGGGCGGGACGTCAACAGTGAGGGTACAGCAAGCGCTGCGAGCGGCTTTGGCCGATCCGAACGTGAGCGCGATCGTGCTCGATATCGACTCGCCTGGGGGCAGCGTCTACGGCGTCGACGAACTGGCGGCGGAGATATACGAGGCGAGCGGGCGCAAGCCGGTGTACTCGATCGCCAACAGCCTGGAGGCGTCGGCGGCGTACTATCTCGGCTCGCAAGCGATCGAGGCATGGGCAACGCCGGGCGGCGAGGTTGGGAGTATCGGCGTGTATGCAGTGCACGATGACATGTCGCGGGCGCTAGACGCGGCCGGCATCACGCCGACGTACGTGATCGCCGGGAAGTACAAGGCGGAGCTCTCGCCAGACTTCCCGTTGTCGGACGCGGCCCGAGAGTACCTGCAGGGCCGGGTCGATCAGTACTACACGATGTTCGTCAATGCGGTGGCGCGCGGGCGCGGTGTGAAGGCAGCTGATGTCCGGCGCGGCTTCGGCGAGGGCCGCGTTGTGGGAGCCAGGGACGCGCTGCGCCTGGGAATGATCGACCGCGTGGGGACGATTGAGGAACTGATCAACCGGGCGGCGAGCGGAAGGACTGCACGGCGGCCAGGGGCGCGGGCTGCGGAGTCCGTGACAGTGCTAGTCGAAGGCCGGAGCGTGAAAGAGGAAGCGGTAGAGGTCATCGAAGAGGCGATTAGTGAGGCCTCGGAGCAAGGGGCCCCGGCCTGGG